AAAATTAAAAATGTCAATATGACAACACGGTCAGCTCCTCAAGTTGTAAAGAAGGATGGAATGACAATTAGAGCACTCAATCCAAGTGAGGGTAGGGGGCTCAAAATTAGAAGTAAAAAGTAAATTATTAATTTTTAAAATATAAAAAAATGGCAGGAAATTTTGCAGCAAGTCCAACATTCTCGTTGCAGCCATCGGCTCAACAAGTTCCGTTGTCGACTAATTATATTACCAACTTTGATTTCTTGAATCAGTATCTTCCTGATACATATGAAAAAGAATTTGAAAGGTATGGTAACAGAACACTTTCATCATTTATTAAAATGGTGGGTGCAGAAATGCCTTCTAACTCTGACCTTATTAAATGGGCAGAACAAGGAAGGTTACATATCAAATATGAAAATGTAACATCAGGAGCAGCAGCAGGTCAAAATACCGCTACATTAACGGTAAATGACTCAGCTATTGGAGCTAACCCTGTTGGTACTGTAATTACAGGTGAAAACCCATACTCAGCACAAGGCGGTATCGCTGTGAGAATAGGTCAAACAGTTGTAATCTCAGACAATGCAGGTGGTGGTGAAAATAAAGCAGTTGTAACTGATGTAGATTTAGCAAACAGTACATTCGATGTAGCATACTATGAAGCAGCAGGTCAAATTGCAGCTCAAGGTGCGGCTACTACTGTTTTCATTTACGGTTCAGAATTTGAAAAAGGAACAGCAGGAATGCAAGGTTCATTACAATCCGATGACTACATCTTCGAAAACAACCCAATCATCCTAAAGGACACTTACTTAGTAAATGGTTCTGACATGGCTCAAATTGGTTGGATTGAAATTTCAACAGAAGACGGTGGTTCAGGATATTTATGGTATTTAAAGTCTGAGCACGAAACAAGGCTAAGATTTGATGATTACCTAGAAACATCTATGATTGAAGCAGTACCGGCTGAGGCTAACTCAGGTGCAGCAGGAGCAGGTCTGATTGGTTCAGAAGGTGTATTCCACGCAGTTGGCACAAGAGGTAACTTATGGACAGGAGGTAATCCTGATGCATTAGCAGACTTCGATGCGGTCATTGATAGATTAGATAAGCAAGGTGCAATAGAGGAAAATGTAATTTTCTTAAACAGACAATTCGGTTTCGATATTGACGATATGTTAGCAGCTCAAAACTCATATGGAGCAGGTGGTACATCTTATGGACTATTTGACAACGATGAGGAAATGGCGTTAAATTTAGGTTTCACAGGATTCCGTAGAGGTTATGACTTCTACAAGTCTGATTGGAAATACCTAAATGACCCAACAATGAGAGGCGGTTTATCAAGTGTCCCTGCAGTTGTGGGTTCAGGTGCAATCACAGGTTTATTAGTACCGGCAGGTTCTACAAGTGTTTATGACCAAGTTCTTGGTAAAAATGCTAAGAGACCTTACCTTCATGTAAGATATCGAGCTTCAGAAACTGAAGACAGAAGATATAAGACATGGATTACAGGGTCTGCAGGTGGAGCAGCTACTACAGACATTGATGAAATGAAGGTTAACTTCTTATCAGAAAGATGTGTTTGTGTAATGGGTGCGAACAACTTTGTATTATTTGAAGAATAATACATACTCTAAATGATACGGGAGCCTTCGGGCTCCCTTATCTTTTTTAATAAAATTTAAATTTAATATAATGAAAAAAAAAGCAGAAATAAAAGACCGAGTCTATAGACTCACAAGAAAATCAGCTCCTTTGAGCTTCATGTTACCATCCAAAAGTTCCAAGCGTAATCCACTCCTTTGGTTTGACGAAGAGAACGGAACCAATAGAGAATTAAGGTACGCAACAAACCAACAAAGCCCTTTTAAAGACGAGCAAGACGGAAATGCAATAGTCAGACCTATTGTTTTTGAAAATGGGTTATTACAGGTTCCAAAAAGAAATCAAGCATTACAAACATTCCTTAGTTACCATCCTATGAATGGTGTTAAATTTGAAGAGGTAGACTTAGCAAAAGATGCAGCTAGTGAAGTTGAAAACTTGAATGTTGAAGTAGATGCATTGATAGCCGCTAAAGAACTTACTTTAGAACAAACTGAAATGTTAGGAAAAGTAATTCTGTTTGGAAATGTATCTCAAATGTCTAGTGCAGAATTAAAAAGAGATGTACTTATATATGCCAAAAAATATCCAAAAGAATTTTTAGCTGCAATATCGGACCCCGGATTACAATTAAACTCTACAATCCAAACATTTTTTGATGAAAAATTATTGATATTTAAAAATCAAAAAAAGGATGTATATTTTAATTTGCCCGGAAATAAAAAGAGATTAATACAAATTCCATTTGGCGAAGACCCTGTATATATTTTAGCATCTTATTTCAAATCAGATGAAGGAATTGATAAGCTAGAATACTTGGAAAAAAAGCTTGGATAAAATTTGTATATTTGTTCTTTAGTAACTTATAAAAAATTCGAGCATGGCAATACCAAATGGAACTAAGTTTCACGGAGTCGCACCTGATGTTGAAACTCAAAACAAGGGTTCACAACTTTCAAATTCAGATAGAGATGTTTACACATTTCCTAATGATTTTGATTTAGCGACTTACACATATACAGGAACAATCGTAAATTTTGCTTACACCACACCCGAAGACCCATTTGGAGGAAACACCGTGATGTGGGGTGGTATACAATTTCCTTTCACTCAAACTTCCGTATTGATGTTTCCTGAAACAGTACAAGTTTCATCGGTGTTTTTCAAAGCATGTAAATCACTTGGAACGGCTACTGCTGATTTTAATTATGTGTTTAATTTTTACACATCAAATGATTTGAATGCTAACCCAACTGTTGCAGGGACTTGGACTCAAAGTGGTTCTTTAGTGACTGAATTGACTGATGCTGATATGCCTACACCGGGTTTCATAGAAGATGTTGCGGCAGGTCAAAAATTAATAGTACCGCAAGGAACTATGTTAGCTATGGCAGGTATTCAACTTGCAGGAAGCATAACTGCTGAGAATGCAGAAGCGGTAGTAGGCTTGGTAGCCAAACCTGTTATAGTGTAATTGAAACTTATTTATCAATATCAAAAAGAGGACTAAAAATTAGCCCTCTTTTTTTTTTGTTTATCTTTGTAAAAAAGATTTATAGATGATAAATTCAGTTAGACAAACTGTCTTGTCTATTCTTAATAAGAATAATTACGGTTATGTATCTCCAAGCGATTTTAACTTGTTTGCAAAACAGGCACAGTTAGATATATTTGAAGATTACTTTTATCAATATAATTATCAAATTAATAAAGAAAACGCAAGACAATCAGGAACAGGGTATGCTGATATTAAAAAAGGATATGAAGAAGTTATAGATACCTTTGGTGTTATAGCCCCTTTGATACAAACTGTTCCGGGTTCTCCGGGTTCAAATACTTGGAATATGCCGTCTGATTATTATTTAATAAATAAAATATTATATACGGATGGAGCTCGTCAAAATGAAGTAGAAAGAGTTCATCAAAACAAAATCACTTTATTGAATCAGTCGATGCTAACTGCACCATCGTCTCTTTATCCTGCATACACTCAAGCAGGTAGTATTGTAACGGCATTTCCTAGCACAATAAATAACGTAGGTGATTTAACTTGTCAGTATATTCGATTCCCAAAAGACCCTGTTTGGACATATATTACATTAGCAGGTGGTGAGCCGGTGTTTGACCAAACGGCTGCAGACTATCAAGACTTTGAATTACCACTTGATGACGAACCAAGTTTGATAAATAAAATATTGCAATTTGCAGGTATGTCAATTAGAGAAATACAAGCTGTTCAGTTTGGACAGGCACAAGAGGCTTTGGAGGACCAACAAGAAAAATAGATTATGTCATATATAACACCATATCAATATTACGAGAACGGAGGAAATCTTCCCGAGAATGCTAATTGGGGGTCTTATCAATATGTGAGCCTACAAGACATCATAACTAATTTTCAATTGATGTATTCAGGCAATCACTCTTTAGTAAACAACGAAGAGAGGTATAAGATTCTTTTTCATGCCAAAAGAGCAATACAAGAATTAAATTATGACGCATTCAAAGAAGTTAAAATATTAGAACTAGATGTTTGTAAAGAGATGCGATTTGTACTTCCACAGGATTATGTAAATTGGGTACGAATATCTTGTTTTAAAAACGGATTACTTTATCCTTTAACAGAAAACATTCAAACCAACTATGCAGGTGCATACTTACAGGATGATAAATGTAGAATTTTATTTGACCATGATGGGAATATATTGAAACCTGAAAACTCAAATTTAGATTTGGAAAGAATAACGGGGGGTTTGAAAAGTATTTACCTAAATAAAAATAGCATATTTTATGGGTACGAAGGATATTGTTGTGATGGTTATTGGTATTTTGACTACACTATAGGTTCTCGATTTGGATTGAATACAGAAACTGCAAACGCAAACCCTACATTTAGCATAGATAATAAAGGTGGAGTGATTAATTTTAGTTCAGGCATGGCAGGAGAAAAATGTGTTCTTGAGTATATTTCTGACGGCATGGAGCAAGGAGATAATTCCAAAATTACAGTAAACAAATTATTTGAAGAATATATTTATGCATATATCGAATTTGCTATTTTAAGTTCAAAATTAGGTGTACAAGAATACATAGTAAACAGGGCGAGAAAAAGAAAAAGTGCTTTGTTGAGAAATGCCAAAATAAGAATTAGCAATATACATCCCGGTAGATTATTAATGAATCTAAGGGGTAGAGATAAATGGATAAAGTAGAATGGCAAATGTAACTAGAAATTTTGTAGCAGGTAAGATGAACAAAGGTCTTGATGAGAGACTCTTGCCTAATGGTCAGTATATAGATGCTGTCAATGTTCGTTTAGGTTCTACTGAAGTTACAGAGATTGGAGCAGTTGAACTAGCTAAAGGTAACGAACAACTCACCACTCTATCATTTAACAACACACCTTTATCGTCTGATGCCAAATGCATAGGGGCTTTTGAAAATGGAGAAAACGAAATTCTTTATTGGTTTGTCCATGACCCAAATTTTCCTGTAGGTGCTACCGGCAAGTGCGATATGATAGTATCTTTTGATACTACAAATAATTTACTTGTATATCACATAGTAAGTATTGATGACGGAGGCGGAATAAATACCACATTAAATTTTGATGAAAAAGAATTAGTATTGGGGGTCAACCTTATTGAGAACTTATTATTTTTTACTGACAACTTTAATCCACCTAGATTTATAAGCACCACAAAAAACTATCCTAACCCTGTTTTAAATGTAGACCAATTTTCTGCAGAGGATATTCTTGTTATAAAGAGACCCCCGGCTTTTGCCCCGATTATAACACCATTACCATCTAATTCAGCCAACAACTATATGGAAGATAGGTTTTTATCTTTTGCTTATAGATATAGGTATGCAGACAATGCATTTTCTGCAACATCTCCATTCTCTCCTCCGGCTTTTATACCCGGTCCTTTTAATTTTGAGTTTGACACTTTTTTAAACGGTGGTATGTTAAATTCTACAAACATAGTTAGAATTGAATATAATACAGGTGGACCGCTAGTGGTTGGAGTAGACCTTTTGTTTAAGGATAACAGCACGAATGTGATTAAAGTCATAGAGTCTTTTAATAAAGAAGATTTAGGACTACCGGACAACTCAACAGAAACATATACATTTAGTAACAGTAAAGTATTTCAAGTTTTACCCGACACAGAGATATTCAGGACATTTGACAATGTGCCATTGAAAGCCAAGGCTCAAACTCTTATGGGTAACAGATTGATGTATGGAAACTATTTTGATGGTAATGATGTCGTAGATGAATTTGGTTCTCCTGTTAAATTAGAATATTTTACTAACTCTATTAGTGAAGAAGTTGATAACGAATCATTAACTGTAACCTTTGATACAGGAACTTATAATATAGACCCAACTGCTCAAGGAGAACAAATACCTAATAGTGTTTTAGTTTTAGATTTTTCAACAGTAGATTTGGTTCAAGGAGCCGCATTTACAGTAGATGCAGATTTATCTCATGCTGACTTTACAAGTGACACATTAACAGAAACAAATGATAATATAGCGATTGATTTTACATTCTTACTTCCTGCGAGTTATAATGACGCTTTTACCATGGCAAATTCTCAAGAATTTATTGATGCTGTATCTGCGATTGAGGCAAACTTTGCAGACTCTTGTAATGGAACTTCATTAACTGACCAATACAATTGTGACGCATTGAATACTTTAAATGATACAACTAATAATACTGCATATGATAAATCAGGTAGTGGTGTAGATGGATTGGGCGAAGGATTTAAAATTATTGCTTCTCAGGCAACTCCCAATATTATTAAAATACAACTTAATGCACTTGAATATACCGATACTGCTAACCCCGGCAATGTATCTTATGAGTATCAAAGTATAAGTCTTGCTACTGCAGAGTTTACTAAGATAGCAAACGCAACAAGTCTTCATAGCAACAGGGGATATGAAATAGGTATAATATATTTAGATGAATTTTCTAGAGCCACTACAGCCTTGGTTAGTGAAAACAATAACGAATATTTCCCTTGTGGAAGTTCAGTAAGTCAAAATAAAATACAAGTAGAAATACCTCCTGCTCAATTAGCTCCACCATGGGCGAAGTATTATAAGTTTTGCATAAAGCCTGATAAAGAAAATTATGACATTATATACTCAAACTTGTTTTTTGAGGATGTCACTTTAGGTTCTACATGGTTTTTGCTAGAGGGTGAAAATAGCAGAAAGATAGAAGAAGGAGATGAGCTTATTGTAAAAGCTGATACTGATGGACCAATAACTCGATGTACGAGAGTAAAGGTGTTATCTAAAGAGGCGAAGGGAAGTAACTTTATTCTTCCACCCCCACTTGATGATGCAGGAAATCCTATTGGTGGTTTTGACGAAGATGGTAATGAGTTGCCCGGTGTTCCTGCAGGAACATATATGAGATTACGAACCAATCAGTTTACAACTGCATCGGGTGATAACCCTTTTCAAGAAGATAGTGCCAAGGGAAGTGCTCAAAGAGATGGTTTCTTAGGTCCACCTGAATGTAAAACTTTAAAATTACAAATAGGAAGTATAGATAACCCTGACACTCCTACAGGTGCATATAACCCTCTTGTCCCTTCAACTTTTGATAGAATAGATTTAGATATACCTGCAGGTTCAACTTTAAGAGTTACAATAGATAATAAAAGAAACGGAGGTAGTGGTGATAAATGTGAATTAGTAGAATATTTAACAGATGTTACCGTGACAGCATCTCAAGATTATGCGAATGTATTTGATTTTTTTAATGCTCAGAATATTTATGGAGCCATGGTTTCAGCACAAAGTGCACGAACAGATACCAATGCCTCACCACCTGAATTAGTATATCCTGACCAAACTTTACAAAATGGGGCTCCACAAGGTTTACCTTGTAATTCAGGTGATGTCTCAATAGCATGGACAAGAGATAATTCAAATGCAGGTGAAAAAGGTCAACTTAGATTTCATGTTAGAAGTAGCAAGTCATGTGGTGAAAACAAAAACAGAAGAGTAAACTTAAAAATTAGCATGACGCTAATTCGTAGGAACACTTTGATTGTGTTTGAAACTGTTCCACAAGATGCAGCTCCTGACCTTTGGTATGAAAGTGCAGATACCTTTGCTGTATTTCCTGATGGAACTCATGAAGGTAATGTACAATCACAAACTGCAAATCAAAATGCTATTATAGATACTGACTTTTTTAATTGTTACACTTTTGGAAATGGTGTTGAAAGCAGCAAGATAAGAGATTCTATAGTAGGTAAACCATTGGAACTAGGTAATAGAACAACAAGCACATCCGAGAAAGAATTTGAATTAGCACATCGTTTTGCTGATATAACCTATAGTGGTGTATTTAATGCTGAAAGCAATGTCAATAAACTCAATGAGTTTAATTTAGGACTTCTTAACTTTAAAACATTAGAAGATGAGTATGGTCCTATATCTTTGATGGATGGAAGAGCTACTGATATTCTTGTGTTACAAGAGGATAAAATATCTTATGTTTTACAGGGTAAAAACTTATTAAGTGATTCAACAGGAGGGGGTGCTGTAACATCAGTCCCACAGGTTTTAGGTACACAAATAGCTCGAATAGAAGATTATGGGAATAGCAACAATCCTGAAAGTTTTGCAAAATGGGGTGCAGATAAATTCTTTACTGATGCAAAACGAGGAGCTGTATTGCAACTTAAAGGCAGTTCGGCACAAAACGAAACTTTACAAGTAATATCTGAAACAGGGATGCGTTCTTATTTTAGAGATTTATTTATAAATAACTTTAATACATTTAAGTTGGGTGGCTATGACCCATACATGGATGAATATGTATTAAGTAATACAAATAGACAAATACCCGTCCCTGAAGTAGAGATACCATGTGGTATCACACAAAGTTTTACTTTAGGTAAAAACTTATCAGAAGAATTTTTATATAACTTAGGTTTTGATATTGGAAATGTTGAGGTGGACTTTACAGTTTCAGGGTTACAAGCAGGTGAAGAAGTAGAAATTACAGGTATATACCCCTCCCCTTCAGGTCCTCAAGTTTTCAATCAAATTATAAATGCAGACGGTTCTTATGCTTTGACATTTAATAAAAGTTTTGTAAATCAAAACTTACTAAAAGTTACGGTTGAAAAAGCGGGGGCGTTAACGGGTCAGCCTATTGATATTAACCTGACGGTATTTTGTCCTGATGCGGTGCAAATGAATGTAGTACAAGTGGCAATCACTAGCAACAATGAAGCAGGTAAATTTATACATGATGAATACAGATGGAACGATACCACTTTTTTAAGTGCATTGCAGTCAGAACAAATAGAGTTTGAATCAGGAACAGGATTAATAGTTTCTCAGTTTTCTTCTGTGCAAGGTGCACAGGGAGGAAATATAGCACCGGCTGATGGAGCAACAGTAAAAATTATCAGTAATAAGATACCCGCTTTAGGAGATGACTTCAACTTTAATATAAATAGTAACTCATTTAAGTTTTTAAGAACAAGCACTACTTATCTCAACACCCCCACAGATATTGCTAATTTATTAGCAGCCGCTAATGATATACCAAATATAACAGGCGGTGGAAATCAATTCGAAGGACAATTTACTATGCCTACATCAAATGACTCTAATTTATATTTAATATATGACTATAGAGACCCAACTGAAGCTGAGTTATGTTATTCTTCAAGCGATGCAACTGATGCTTGTTGTGGATGTTCTTCAGGTGATACACCTTCAAATAGAGTAGCTACCCTTTGTAGAAAATATACTTCAGGTTCAATCGTTATAAATAACACATCCGGAAGTCCTGACTCGGTAATTATACCACCCACTTTAGGCGTGACACTCAATACATTTGTAACCATAACAGGTGTGAGCAATGATTGTGAGTACAGAGTAGGGGCAGAAACTCCTGACGCATCAACACATACTGTCAATAATATTATAGTAAA